AAAGATTTATATATACGACAGCACCATTATTGAGAAAGATAACTTTCAACCCGGAATAAAAATAAATGGCAGGAAAACATAGATATAAAGAAAACTTGTTTACTTACTTGCGAAGAGAGGAATGTAATAATAATGATAATTACAGGGACAGGAAGGATGAATTTAAAGAAATAGTAGATAGATTGAAATCGGATTGTAATGGAAAGAGAGAAAAAGACATATTGATGATAAAAGATAATCCTTTGATTTATAAGTACCTTAGTTCAAAATGGATATGTTTAAAGAAGTATGATGAATTGTGTATTGAGATGGAAAGAGGAAGTAAAGATGTGACTGTGATTGATGTGGATGAGGAAGAATTCAATAGTTTAAGTTTAAAGCAAAAGATGAAACGATACGGAAATAAAAGAGATGACTTACCATTGGCATTGGATTACTTTACTACAGATGAAATAAATAGATTATCGTCTATAAAAGAGAATAGACTAGGAAAAACAGTGTACGGTGACAGAATAACCAGGTTGTTAGAACTAATAAAAATGATAGGTTTAAAATTAGAAGAGGACAAATTGCTTAAAAATGTCATATTGAAAGGAAGAACTGTAAATGATGTCAGTGCGCGATTGAAAAAGATGGGCGATTTTATGAAAAAGTATGGATGGGAAATAAATGAAAGATGGTTTTTATACGTAAATATAGAAACGGCTATAAGTTATAAAATGTTAGATGATGAAAAGACGTTCGTAGAAAAAGTGGAAGAATGGATAAGTGGTGATAAAGTGCATGGTTGTCCTGTTGTAGATGGTTATAGTAAATTTAATAAATGGTTGGCTGAAGGAATAATGAATGTGTTAATGTCTAATAAAATGCACAGTGATTTTGTTGATTCAAAGGTAGAATATGATGAAGATGGAATTTCATTTATACCTGAAAAAGTAATATATGAACAGCCAACGAAATTAGATTATAGGAATTTTTGTAATGGCATGAGTTGGGCAAGAAAGGGATCATCAAGTATAAAGACAAAACAGAGATCAATTATAAGAGGCAAAGAACACAAGTTAAGTGAAACGAAGAATAGTACAGCATTGTATTATGATATGGATGAATTAATAACAAGAAGCTTAGATAAGGATATGACACAGTCAGGAAAAGCAATTATTAAACGTGAGAGAGGTAAAATACGTGCTGTCATCGGAATGGATATAGAAACGTATATGTTGATGAGTTATGTTGATGTTTTTCTTGATAAAATAATGAG